AACGAATGCCTTGGGAATAATGCCAAAGAAAGCGAGAAAAACAAATTGGGGTAACTTTTATAGAAGTGAAGAAGAGTTTAAGGCAATGCGATGGTGTATAAAAAACAATATAACAATATCACCATTAGCTGCTACAGCTGGTAATGCACCACAAAACTTTTATATAGAAATTAATATTAAAGGAAATATAAATAGGAGTCCTAACACTTTTCACGCTAAAGAAGTATACCAGCAGATTTATAAATACTATAGTTATTATTATGAAAAACATAGAAACAGAATATGAAAAACTTATTGAAGAGATTTTGGAAGCGCCTGAGAAGGCTGACCGCACAGGAACTGGAACACGCTCTGTTTTTGGGCGTACTATTACTCATGGCATGCAGCACGGGTATCCTCTTCTTAGCGGCAAGCGTATATATCATAACCATGCTCTGGTAGAGCTATTATGGATTTTAAACGGACGTACCGATTTGCAGTACCTACATAATAATGGTGTAAAGTATTGGGATGCAGATTATAAACGTTCAGGACGTACGGATGGCAATCTAGGTCCAGTGTATGGCCATCAATGGCGATCGTTTAATGGTGTTGACCAATTAGCAAACTTAGTTGCTGATATAAAGAGCAACCCAACCTCTCGTAGATTGATGGTTAGTGCATGGAACCCTGCAGACATTCCTGATATGGTTTTACCACCGTGTCATTATGGTTTTCAGGTTTACATAAATGAAGGTAAGCTATCACTTATGTGGCAGCAACGTTCCGCTGATGTATTCTTAGGATTACCATATGACATTGCAATGTATGGTGCTTTATTAGAGATGTTGGCTAAGGGGGCGGACCTTGAACCAGGCGAGTTAATAGGACAGCTTGGTGATTGCCATTTGTATTCCAACCACATGAAACAAGCAAAAGAATATTTAAAAAGAACTAAAACTTATAAGTTTCCAAAGCTTGTTATGAATGAAAGTTTACGATATGTAAATGGTAAGTTGTTCATTCCCAAGCTAAATAACTTAGCCGTACTTAATTATAACCCGTCACCGGCGATACCAGCACCATTATCTGTCGGCAATTAAAAAAAATATGTATTATATTTATCACATTCCAGGTAAAAAAATAGGGGTTACACGTAATCTTAATAAGAGAGTTACTCAGCAACAAGGTTATGCTGAAGGCGAATACGAAGTTCTATTTGAAAGTGAAGATATTGATGAAGTATCAAGGCTAGAGATAGAACTTCAAAATTCTTATGGATACCCCACTGACCGTACACTTTATAAACACTATGTAAACCGAAAAAAAATGAATTTAAACCCTACAGAACAGACTACTACATTTCCAACTACTAAAGCTAAACTGTCTATCTTTTTGAGAGAGAACTTAGGTGCTGAATGGGAAACGCCTCAAGGTTGGCAATTTTCAATTACTGAAGAAACAATCCCATGGATATTAAAAAATGCTGTTGTATCGACTTATCGTGAGACAAGAGTATATATCTATAACAAAGCCTTTAAAATGTTCTTAGATGAGCTCTATGGGACTACACAGATGGAAATACCAGGTCTACAAAACCACGATAAGTTTGATCTTATACGTAAGTGGGCAAGCGAACGTGGTATTTATGAAAAAGGCGACGTTAAAACGCAATTTTCAAAGCTCGTAGAAGAAGTTGGTGAATTAGCTAAAGCTGTTTTAGAAAACGATGAAATTGAATTTGTCGATGCTATTGGTGATTGCGTTGTTGTACTAACTAACTTAGCTCACCTTGGTGGACATAAGATTGAAGAATGTATTGACAGTGCTTACAATCAAATTAAAAACCGACAAGGCACAATGACTAACGGTACTTTCGTTAAAGAAGAAGTACAAAAAGAAGAATACCATCCTGATAGCTCATTTGGGCAATACATTCAAAGAAAAAGTCAAAGCCTATGAAACCAATAGAATCACACGATACTATCGTACCAATGCAATTTCGTGACCCTGTAGTGCGTCGCGTATGTCAGAAGTTTGTCGGCCGCTCAAATGTCGGCTATAAAAAATACGGTGTTACACTTGAAGACGACCCAAGTGAAATGCTTGAATGGCTTAACCACCTTCAAGAAGAACTAATGGATGCTGTTTTGTATTTACAAAAAGCTAAAGAAAAATATGAAACAGAGAGGAGCGAGGACTAATACTAGAAAAAAGTACAGTAAGAAAAGAGGTCCCGTAAGGTCAAAGAAAGTATCGCTTGACGGTATAGATTTTGCTTCAGGTCTTGAGAAATATATGTATGTTGCCTTAAAGAAGGCTAAAATTCCAGCTATATATGAAGGAGAAACATTTGAACTCCAATCATCGTTTGAACTTCCCTTTGAAAGTTACGAATGCCAGGCAAACGGTAAAGGCGAATATTGTAATAGAGGAAATAAAAAAATCCTTAATATTAAATACACCCCCGACTTTGTAGGCAAGCATTTTATTATAGAATGTAAGGGTAGAGCTAATGAAGCATTCCCAATGCGATGGAAGTTGTTTAAAAAATACATAGCTGAAAATAAACTTGAACCATTCACTTTATACAAACCACAAAATCAGAAACAATGCGACGAGACTATCAAGCTGATTCTGGAAAAGCAAAAGCTTTGGCCAGGAAAAAGTACGCAGAGCGACAAATAAAGAAGTGGGTTGACTGGAGTTGGCGACAGAGAGGTAGAGTAATCTACAAAGAATTAATAGAACAAATAGAAAAATATGAACGAAAATAACGAAAATTTAAGCGGTCAGTGGGCTATATCATTAGGGTTTTACCCTGGAGTATTAATAGGAATGCGAAGCTACCGTACAGAAGGGTTAATCACTCACGTACTTTATTTTCCATTTGTCGATGTAGCATTACAAATTTTTAAATAACAAACACTATGAAAAACGATTTTGACGTACCAGATGATTTTGCTGACTTTGTGGATGAGTTGGCAGCAGATGAAAAGAATGCTAATGCTTGCAGCATTGATAATCCAGAATGTGAAGGTTGTGGCTCGTAATGTGTGCAAAACATGCTAAGATGTGTGACACTTGTAAAAAGAAGCTCATCGATGAAAAACTAAAACAGTGTGCTACAATATTTACCAAATTAGGTATAGACTCAACTGACGAGGAACGCCGAGATGCTTATGCAGAAGAACAACAGTTGCTCTACGAAATAAGAGCACTGGATAAAGAGAAAGGTGATCGATTGTTGAATATCGAATAATAATAAAGGGGAACCGTGATTGGCTCCCCTTTTTTTATATACGTGTAACTTCAATCCAAGAACCTGCATTTAATGTAGATCCTATGTGACCAGCTTTAAAAGTAAATCTTATTGCATTATCGTTAGGTATTTTGGTATAGATAAAAAATGAATCCACATGGTCACCTTGACCTGATTTGTCTCTTTTAAACTCTTGTATATTAGAAAAACCTGCACCGCTGTCCCTTTCTATACCGTAAGTAATTGTAGCACTAGCTGTTGTTGTTGTTAAAGCTGTTATTGCTATTTTAACATTTACATCCGCACTTACACTTGTGTTTGTAATAGTGCCGTCGTCAGGAGAAACAGATAATGCGTCCGAATTACTTGAATTATATAATATTGTATTTACACTTGCATCTGTACCAGTAGAAGCGAAATCTATAACAAATGGGTCGCTCGTATTTGTTATTGATGTTGCAACTGCTCTAGCCGCAATTACTTGATGGGTAATATTAGATATTGCGGTGGCATTATTAGCTACTTTATTATTTGTATAAGTATTTGCATCAGCCTCTGCTTGATCCGCATATGCCTGATAGGCTGATGTAATAGCAGTTTCTCTAGTGTCTGTGTAACCGTTAGCACTAGTAATAGCGTCAGTTTCTGCTTGATCCGCATATGTTTGATATGCTGTAGTAATAGCAGTTTCTCTAGTATCTGTGTAAGCTCTAGCATCAGCTTCAGCTTGGTCTGCATATGCTTCTGTAGCTTGACCAGTATTAATAAATGTTTTTAACTCACTAGCTTTAAAGTTTGCAGTTGTAGAGATTGCACCATCTACAGATGTACCAAATAGCCTGTCGTTATCAGTAATATTTGTATCGTTAGAATAGTTTTCAATTTTAGCCATTATTTCTTTCTTTTTATATTAGAGGCACGTTTACCCATACCAACTCTTTTCTTTTCAGCTACTGCTTTTTTCTTTTCAGCAGAACTCATTTCACCCCAAGTCTTAACAGTTTTACTGTTTATTCTTTTACTAGGGCGGCACTTTTTAATATTCTTATTTTTTTCACTACCACAAGGGTTACCCTTTTCGTCGGTCCATTTTTCTTTAAACCAACGCTTTAGTGCAGCACCTTCTTTAGTCTTGCGTACTTTTTTAAACGGTGAGTTTGACTGCGTATACATTACTTTTTCTTTTTGCCTTTGTTTTTACGGCATTTAGCAATAGCACCAGATGCATATGCTGAAGGGAATACGTCGTACTGCGCTTTTACTTTATGGTAGCAGGCATCTTTAAGTTTAGCTGGTGATTCTGGCGCAGCTAATATTTTTGCTTGTAAATGCTGTGGTAAGTTTTTTTGTTTACCCACTAGCGCTTTAAGCATCGGAGATTTTGGTTGTTGCGTATACATACTATTTGTTTTTTATAAAACTCATTATTTTATCGGTTCTTTTTTGCTTTAATGCACGGTCATTATCTCTATAAAGTATAAAAGCGAATATTATTAACGCAAACATTATAGCGAAAAATGTAGGTACCATCCAATACTGCCATTCAGTAGCAGCTAAGCCTTGTTTGTCTTCAACACCACCTTTCCAGCTATCTTTATGGTCTTTATGCACATATATATAACGCATTTGAGTTGCGTCATAATCTACAACTACACTGTCTTTATAAGCACTTGCCCAAGCTCTAATACTATCTGCATAATTATTCTGATTTTTCTGTTGCATACTTTACACCCATTATAGTTCCTATAATACTGAAACTGTTTGTTAATAATATACCGAACAGATTACTCCAAGCATTACCAAGTATTGTAGTGTCTTTATTAGCTAATAACGCTATTGTATACATTAATGTAGTTGTTACGCCTACACCGATTATAATTACAAGCGCAACCTTAACAATTAAACCAATAAGCTCAAACTGAGTGCGTTTCTGTAATAAATCAAGATCTTCAACCGCTTCATCACGAAGTTGTTCAGCTTCTTTTACAGCATTTTGTAAATCAATAAGTAAGCTTTCGTTTTCTTTTGCAGCAGCTTCAAGCTCTTTGTTTTGGCTTTGCACCTGCTTAGTAACCTCTAATCTTTTCTTACGAGCTTCTTTATCTCTTTCTTTACAAAAACTTAAATACTCTGCAAACTCGGTATCTTCTTTTTTAGCTTTAAGTACTTTTAGAAGATTACCTTCTAAATATACTTTCTTCTCTTTTGATAGCTTTAAAAGTAAGTCCCTAGTCTGCTGAGATATTTCCATTATTTATACACTTTGAACGGCGCTGTTCTAGCAGTATAGCTGTCGTAGTCTTTTAAGAATTCTTCTAATCTTGGTTCTATTTCATCAGACTTAATAATCCAAAACTGTGCGCCTACAGCTTTCGCTTTATCAATCTCTTGGTTATCATCAGAAGATGATATAATTCCTATAACTACGCCATTGCCGTAATCCGTATTTATTTTTCTAATCAGCTCTATGCCGTCAAAGCTAGAGCCTATAATATTAAGGTCTACAAACACACACTCTGGACGCTCATTTATTGGTCCTTCTACAAACCATTTTTTAAATAAGCGGTCAGCTTCGTCTGAAGAATTTAGCGCTTGTAGTGATAATGTCATGTCAAGAAGACTGCAAGCATCTTCAAATACTAAGTGGAATAGATCCTCGTCGTCTACTAATAATATTGAATCGATCATTTTAAATTTATTCTAATTTTTGTTCCTGTTTCTATTTTTTCCGATGTAATAGTAAAGCCGTGTTCTTCAATTATAGCATTGCATATATTTAAACCTAATCCAGAACCTGTTTCGTCTTTATTTCCTCTAGCGTAGGGTTCAGAAAGCTTTTCAAAATCTTCCTGACTCATACCCACTCCGTTGTCCTCTACTATAAGGATATTATCGTCTTCCATGTAAACATGAACATGCTTTGTTGCGCTGTCATTATACTTTAAACCGTTTCTAATTAGGTTATCTATAGCCGTACAAAACAAAGCTTCATTTATATTCGATTCAACTAAATCATCTATTTTTACCTGCTTACCATAAGAAGTTGAAGACAAATAATTCTTCAGTGCTTCTTTTATATCTAGCATTGCGGTTTCTAAATCTGTATTTTCTTTTACTAAGTTTGTAAATTCTTTTACCCCTTTATATACCTTTTGTGTATGTAATAAACCTTCTTGTATCATTTTAAGAGGTGCTGTAATTTTTAATCTATCTATTTCCTCTTTTGATAATCTGCGTTTTAAAGAGCTTAATCCTCTTGGTATATATGTATTTATACCAGAATGCATATCGTGTCTTAGAATCTTTGCAGCATGCTCTAAATAGCCGTTTTTCTTTGATACCTCAGCTTCAATTTTCTTTTTATCAGTAATATCTGATGCAATCTTTAAAACACGATATACTTCACCGTAAGGGTTTTTAATAGGGTTGTAATTACCGTATATCCATATTGCATTACCAGATTTGTTTTTTCTTTTAAACTCACCTGATTTTATTTTACCTTTTTTTAATTGCCACCAAAACTCCCTGTACTTTTCCCAGTTAGTGTCATTAGGCATAAACATTTCATGGTGCTTACCTATAAGTTCTTTTTCAGAATATCCTGTTACTTTACAAAATATGTCGTTACATGATAATATAGTACCGTCAGGTTCAAATTCAACTAACGCGTTTGAACTGTTAATAGCCGACAATGTATCATCTATAGTTTGAAACTTATACCTAGCTTTTCTTATAAGCTCAACAATAGCGTAAAAGAAAAATGGCATAAAAGAAACAACAGCAACCCAGCCGTATATTGGTGATTTATTTGTTAAATCTGCATACCCAATTACAAGAGCCGTTTGGTAACTAAAGAAAGCCACCATAATAGCTATTGCAATTGCGAGCGATATTTGGGCTGCTATTGAAAGCTTCATTTTCCTTTATTTTTATACAATATCCACCACCTTTGCGCAGTGTACCCGATAGACACGAGCAATAAAGATATTTTAAGTATTGTTTCTACCTGTGCCATGCTTATTCCCATAGCCGTTACGTTTAACAGCATTAATCTAAAATCTTGCTCGTTCATTTTAAATGTAGTTATATTGTGTCAAAATCTGTATATGTAATAGTTACATCTTCACCTGCCACTAACGCTGCAGCAATCTTCGGATATACCCTTTTATACGCAATAGTAGAGCGACCAACGAATCCATCACTCCAGTCAAAATTTGTTTGTTGAGTATCACCAAGAAGTAAACACCCAGCAGTGTGTTCATCAGTATTACCAGTGTGAATAAGGATATACTCAAAGTTAGGTACATCACGTACCCAAAGCATTCCTTTGTGCATCTCCCCATACTTCTTTAAATATCTACCATGAAATCCTCCCACCGTCCGGAGAGTAATGTTATATGTTCCTGCAGGGACTCTGGTTTCACCATATTTTTTATTGTCCCTGTGTTCGTCTTCAAGCGTGTAACATAAGAACTCTCGCTTGTCGTCTGTAATGTCAAATAATATTCCATTGGTTGAGTCTTCTTGGCTGCTAAATCGTAATACTTCTAATTTCATTTTATTTTATTTTAAAAATCTGATGCGTCTTTAATTTCTTTTTGTTTTTTCTTTTTACGAAGAGTTTCTTTGCGCTTTTCAATACCTTCTTTTTTACGCTTTTCTTTAGCTAACGTTTCTATTAAATCATGCTCTTCGTTTTTAACGCCTACGTCCCAGGTTTTCCAACCAAGTGCTAATGCTATACGCTGCCATGCTTTATTACGAGCATCAAGTGCTTCAGATATAGAATTTATTTCATCATACACACGATCTAAAGGAACGTTTGCCACACCAGACACTAAACTACCTAAAATTGCCCAATTAGGCCCTAGGTTAACTCTGCCATTAGCAGTAATTGCCCAACCTCTTGCAGCAATAGCATCTTCTTCAAATCGCTTAGTTTGAATTGCATTATATAGTTTTCTAAACTTAGAACCTATTGGAGGGGAAGCATTAAATGCAGCTAGCAGAGTATAAGCATGGTCAGCCATAAATCCTCTCCCTTCTTGAGTATAATATTGTTGAATAGTATTTTTAATTGTAGAAACAATTGCACCATAAACGCCTGAACCACGAAGAATAGTATCTACCATACTATTAACTGTTTTTAATAATTTCTTATCGGCATTTTTCTTACGTATTTCGTCATCTTCTTCATCATCAAAGAATAAACCAAACATTGCGCTTTGCAAAGCAGAGAATATAAAGTTCTGTATAAATCCATAATAAAGAATCTTGCTTATATGCTCTTTAGCATCCCCACGACCATTTATAAGGTCCTGACCGGCTTTTTTCATCAAACGAGTGTATTGCATAGGGGTATTAGCAAAAGCTAATATAAAGCGTCCTAAAATTGATCTTTGCTGTTGTGATACTAATGCTGGGTCAGAAGACTGCTGTGCAACGTCCGACGCTTTAGAAAAATCTTCAAATGCTTTTTCTTCAGCTTTCTTTTGCGACATTCCCTGCTTTAAATATGTATTTATACGGTTGCGGTAGAAAGTAGCGCCACCTGTGGCAATAGCCATACTATCTGCGATTTGTGTAGGCGTAAACCCTATTTTAAGCATGTAAGCAAGGATAGCTTGTGGGCTATTTTTAGACCTACCTGCTACCTGAGCAATTTCAGATTCACTAACGTCTTGTTTCAAACCACCACGACGCTCTTTTAACTTGTCAGAGTTAAATATAAACACGAAGTCTTTCCAGTATTGTTTTTGGTTTGCAAATGCTGCTGCAGCTTTTATAGGATTGTTATCTGACCAATTTATAAAGTTGGTAAATGATAACATCTGTAATAACGCTGAACGACGGTTAAAGAACATGATTGCTCCTGTAGAACCGTTAATCCAATTAATCCATTTGTTAGTTTGAATATTAGCACCTGAAGGACGGTTACTACCGTTTTTCATAGCGTATATCGAATCTTCAAGAGCTTCACGATGCTTTCTACCTTTAATAGCCTCAACTTTATTAAGTGCAGCCTCATCAAATATTGCATCTACGTTTGTAATAAACTGTGCAAGTATATCTTTACGACCGACTTTTTCAGTCATACTGTTAAGATCGGACAATACAGAATCACCAAGCCAAAACTCAGAAGGTTTAGGCCATGCTTCACGACGACCAACAATAAGTAACGCTTCAGCAAAATCAGCAAGCGCTGGATTGTCCAAAATAGCATTTTCTAAATCGTTTCTGTCTTTATCACTTAATCCCGGAACCTCTGTACCCGCAAGACCCCACATATATACGCGAAGCGCGTGGTCATAAGTAAATGGGGTACCAGGTACAGGTTCCTCAAGCATTTTGTATTCATCTTTAAACTCTGTAGTAACAACTTTAAATTCTCTCTTAATAAGTTGTCGCATAGCGTCTATAGCAGCAATACCTCTAAAGTACGGGTCCATAAGGTTCTTTTCAAAGAACTCCATATCTTTTTCCCCCTGCTTACCTTGCCCTGCAAAAGCATAATGTACTAAGCCTCTAAAGTCGTCAGCGCCAGGCGCAATAAAGAATTTAAATCTACCTTTATCTTTACCTAAAATTTGAGCTCTAGTCCTAGATATTTCTGTTCTGCCGTCAATACCACTCTTTCTTCTAAGTATTGCGTTAAACTGAGCATTTAATGCTGATGGTTCTGGAAAACTTGCCGAATATTTTCTTTTGCCTTTTTCAAAAGCTTCGGACATTACAGCTTGTTTAGCTTGAGCTGATTTAGAACTAGAGAGGTCAAGATTATTTTTTTTCATAAATTCAGTAAGCTTGTTACCTCGATAGCTACCGTTTTTACTTATACCTGTAACTTCAGCTATAGATCTACCTGATGGTAATATAAGACTCTTAGGATCTATACCGCCATCTTCTTTACTTACTACACTGTTAAAATATCTGTCGTACCAATTACCTTCTAATATGTTCCATCCTTTTGGTAATGTTGATCTAAAAAACTTGCTAGATTTTTTATCATCAGCTTTGTTTAGTGCTACTACTACGTAGTTTTCCGCAACAGCTTTATAAAATGTATTGAAATTAACACGTGCGCCAGCTAGTAGTTTTTTCTTTTTGTTTTTCTTTTTGCTTGGATGTACCGCTAACGCTTTATTTAATAAAGTGGTAGCCACTATCATGCTTGGTACTGCATGCTCTATCGTTATATCTTTTCTTTCAAAATCTTTAGACCAAGCGCCAATCCTAGCTAATCTATGTGGGTGGTTTACATCGTTTACTGACAAAGACATAAACGTACCTACAACTCTTGCGCTATTAATATCTTTTTTTATAGCTTCAGCTGCTCTTTCCCACATAGCTTCATGTATAGCTTCTACATATAGGTTATAAGCTAAAACGTCACCTTCTACAGTAGCTCCTTTCGCTGCGTTTTCTCTTAAAAATATATTTTTTGCCGTTAAAAATATTTGTTTTTTCCCTAGATTACCTTTTTTAGTAAATCTTTGGAATTTAGGGCGTGATATATCAACACCTTTTATAGGAGGGCCAAATTTAGATTCAGGTATTGATTGTATTTTATCTATTACTTGTTGCTGAAGCGCTGAAAATTCCGCGTCAGTTAGTTTTTTAGATGTTTTACCTAAGCTTCTTTTATTACTTAACAAGGGGCTATATTTTGTACCTGGTGTCAACCAAAACCATTTAGGCATTAATGGTACTAAGATTGTTTCAATATCGTTTAAATATTGTTCAAATTGTTTAGGATCAGATAAATCATATCTGTCTTTTAATCCATATTCATTTAATAACGCATCTATATTTTGATCTGAAACCAGCTGCCTGCCAAATCTACCTATATCTGTATTTCTATCGTAACTAAAATATTCAATAAGCGCAGTTCTTTGCTCATCGACGGCACTAAAAGAAAACTTAACATTTCCACGTTCAGCTTGTCTTTTAAACTCAGGCCCCATGCTTTCTGCATTTTCAACACCACTACGTTTTTGGTTTTCTATAATAGCCTGTGCAATAGGACCGTTTTCGTCAAAAGACTTTTTAATAATATCAAAAGTAATTTCTTCCGCTATAGCTTTAGCTAAAGACTCTTTCTTACCTCTTAAAGGTGCACCTTTAGAATCAACTACCGCTGCTAAAAATTCAGCATCAGATATTGCACCAACAATTTTAGGCACCCTTCTAACCATGTCTGCACCGGACGTGCGCCCAGCTAAATCAGTAGACATTGCCTCTCTATCTATCTTTTTACCTTTCCAGTCAGATGTCCATACACCCTCTACTCTTTTTTGAACAGCAAAAGGCATTGCTTGGCTTAACCATGTGGTCGACATGTTTTCTAAAATAGCAGCTTTGTTGCGTAATAAAAATTTACGTAACTCTCCATCTTTTTTGCCGCCCATTGCTTTTTTAAGGTCAATGTCAACCATTTTACCCGCTTCTTTTTTAATCTCCCTAATTAAAGGAGTAACGGTAACATTGTTGCTTATTTTAGCGTCTATACGTGATTTTACAAGAGTAACTATTCTAAGAACTTTTTGCTCAATATCTTTTACAACATCTTCACTAACCACTTTTCTTCTAAGTAAGCTTTTGTATTCAGGCTTTTCAGATACTTGATTACTATCTGTAGTAGTGTCTTCCGCAATTTGTTTAGCCCCCTCGTTATCTGTGCTTGTGGTTTGTTTTTCGCGAGCGGCTTCTGTAGCTAGCTTTTTATTGATGTCAAGTGCAGCAAAATTAATATTAGCCATAAGGAATTCCACAAATCCTTCTGCGCCAATTACTTCATTACTCCCTTTTCTTTTCTTTTCAGGGTCAAAATTAATAAGGCGTTCTTCTAAAGACTCTATTAGACCTCTAACTTTTTCTGTTTGACCTGGAAACTTGCTCACTATAAAGTTGTGTACTGGTTGTCCAGGTTGCATTAGCATGTATAAATCCGTAAACCCGGGATCAGATTGAAATTCAGACTTAGTTTTAGCGTTTTTAGGCTGAACATCTTTAATTACATTAAAAAGCTCTTTTTTGGTGCTAACCGAAAACGATCTTTTCCCAGGTTGACCACTATCCGTTTGTTCACTAAGCACTTTTTCAGAGGCTTTTAATTTTAGTTTAGCTGCGCCACTAAGTTTACCTCTTTTTATAGATTTTTGGTAATCTTTAACAAATTTTAAAACATCTTCACCTGTTTCAAATTGCTTATCAATACCAAGCGCAGCTTTAATCTGGGTAGAAATCCATCTTCCAATTTCCAATAAAAGGGGTTCAGACATGCTAATTTCTTCTTTTGCTAAAGCGTCAGAAAAAGCAGTAATGTATTCATCAATATCTTTACCAGACACCGTGCCGTCTTCATTAAAAACAATGTCATAACCAGCTATATTATTTTTTAGCTTATTAAATTGCTTTTTAGTTATTTCCCCTTTTTTATATTGATCTTGTAATTTTTTTAATTCGTTATTTCTAAAATTAACGGCTGCTCTTATTCTTTTTTCAATTTCAATATTCCCACCTGCGATTATTGCATCTCTAAGCTGATTAATTATAGCTTCTTTATTAGGGTTTGATTTTAATTCAGCATACAATACGCGGTGTAGTAATTCGTGAGAACCTACGCTTATAGCTAAATTTTTTGAAGCAACCTCTAAATTTATATAAATCTGACCATCTACTTCTACAAAGCCATCAACGTTTTCAGCTATTTTGCTGTCAATACCCGCTTCAATCATTTCTTCTATGGTATTAAATACTTTTACTTTATCAACACCAAGTATTTGTTGTACAATAGAAGCTTCTTTTTCCGTTTGTTTTGCAGCAGCATCTTTTATAAGGTTTTCAATTTTGCCGTCAATTTCTTCAATTTTAGCATCTAAAGGCCCATGGGTAACAGGGTTACTACCCTTTTTAGCTTTTTCAGCCTGGGCTCTTTCTTCAAGGAGAACAGCTACTTCGACAGCATCAACACCTTGGTTTCGCATCCATTTTGGAATATTAACTTCTTGATTAGCTACAGCTTTTGCTTGAGATATTAAGGTTTTAGCATCTTCTTTTGTTATTCTACCTGCTTCAACCATTGTGTTAAGAAGCGCGTTTGAGCTTTTAATATCTTGAGACATTAAATAAAGATTTTCAAATCTTTTTTCTTCATTGCCTTTATAGCCAATATTGCGAATATTTACACTACCTATAGCACCTGCAGTTATAAAAGAAAGAGCGGTAGTTTCCATAAAATCTTTTAAACTATATTCCGCGTCTAATATTTCTTTTTTAGCTAATCGATTAATGTTTTTGTTAACAAATAGTGTTTCTCCTGCTTGCTGTATATTTTCTTGTACAACTTCTTTTGCACCTTCCCCAGAAAAATCTTTTATAAACTTAGCCCCTTTACCAACACTAGCTGTTAAAGAGCTGCGAAATGCTTCTAGCTTTTTATCAGAACGTATAAAATCAGCAACAGCTCTGTTTGTAGCATTTGATTTTGTTAAAAAATCATCTAATTTATTTAAGGCTTTAATCCGCGGGTTTATGGGACCCGTTGCTGCGTATAAAACAGCCATTTGCTGGCTGGCATCTATTGCTAAAGCTTCAGCTTCTTTATCCGTCAATCCAGCTTTTCTAGCTGCCGAATAAGTATTTTCATACCCAATAGAAGCGCCATAAAAAGTTTGAAAAACTGTAGCATCAACCATAGCCGCATTAAAAGGTAATTTAATACCGAATTGGCCGTAAGTGTCAGCGCTTATACCTTTCCAATTCATACCCCTTCTATTGCCCGCTTTGTTCGTAGCGGCCATGTATTTTCTTAAGCTTTTAACATTTTTAAAATTATTAATAGAAGCTATATATTTTTCACTAGCAGCCATTCGCAACTGTCCCGTGGCTCTTGTTAGCAATATTTGCCAACCAATATTACCAATTACAGCACCGGCAGCTCCCATTCCTCCTCTAATGCTTATGTCATAATCTCTTTCTGTAGATTGTAAAGCTAAATCATTTATTTCTTTTAGCTGTTTAGAATCTAAAATAGAGGTTACATTTAGCCCGGCTTCAGTGTCAAATATTTGGCCGTCGTCTTGAACAATAAACTTTCTATCTTTATAATAAACTACATCTCCTTTATCTGTAGAAATATACCCTAATTGGTTATTAACGCGTTCTTGTTGATATTTATCCCAAAGTAATCTATCTCTGCGGGTGGACACATTTGTAGTTAATCCTGTAAAATCGCCTATAGTATCCATTACCCGATCTTGTATATATCTTATACTTTCTAAGCCTGCACCTTCGAAACCTATAAAAGCGTCAACAACACCTTGTTTAAAAGGGTCTATAAATTTTTCGAATTCATTTCGGTTTAGTTTTTCAGCATAATCTTCTGCTATTTTGCGCTCAATTCTTAAGTCACCATTTACAGCAGCGGGAAATGCAGCTTTTCTATATGCATCAAATTCATTAAGCTTATAAGATTCTTTAACAGCATTTAAAATGTAATTTTCACCAGGTCGATTACTTATTTTTGTATAAAGTTTATAAGCCCCATCAAAACCAACAGATTCATTAAATTTTTCTTTATTGCTATTATAAAAATCTATAAAAGACTTTTTAGAAGTATGCTCAATATCAGAATCTATATATGTGTCTAAAAAACCTCTAAGTGTTTTTTGCTTTAACTCTTCTAAGGCTACACTAGCATTTTCTGTGTCAGAATAATCGTGAGCGAACAACCCATCGTTATAAAGACCGTCTTTTACATCTTGTTCAAAGTCTTCAGCAAGCCCATTTTTGTTTAGCCAACCCTGGAAATCAACAAGATTAATACCGATAGCTTCTAGCTGAGAAGCGTCGTAATACTTAGCAATAAAATCGTAGGTCCCTTCTTCGTTATATTCTATATATTGACTTTTAGAAGGCAAGTTTAATTTTGCTTCTTCTATTTCAAAATTTACATCCTCTTCTGTAGTAGTTGGAGTACCGCCCCAGCTTTTTACACCGTAAATGTCATCATTTGTTTTTTCTTGAATATTATTAGGGTCTGCTGATAATACAGTATATGTGTGATCCGCGGGTACTATAATGGATTTTCCGCTAGTGAGATTTATTTGAGTTTGACCCATATAAGGATCTGAAGTAGCACTTTCAAATTCACCAAACTGCCCGCGTGTACCGTATTTTTCATCAATACTGAAAGGCATTTCACCGCTATTTTTTTTAGCGTATTCTGCTATATTTTGAGCAATTCTATCTAACCTAGGATTAGGCTCTTCTTCTATTTTAGTTTTATTTATATCTATACCATCATCAAAAGCAGCCGTACCGTCTGCGTAAAATCCCATATAAGGATCACCTTCAGGTGCTTTTTTTGGTGGTTTTAAAGATTTTGGATCAAACTCAGGTATTTCTTGTGACTCCAAAGAAGTATCGGCCAAACTGGAATCCCCAGCGGCCGTTGTTTTTACTGGTTCCGTTGGTGGAGTCGTTTCCTCTGGAACCGTTGTCTTTCCCTCTTCTGCTTGTTTCCATCCGCCTGATAAGGCTAATTCTTCAACAGTTGTGCCAAACTCATTAGCTAAAGCTTCCGCTTCTTTTAATGTAATTTTTTTATTATCTACGATATAATGCATTAAATATTATATTATTGATTACTAATGTAAAAAAGCCCCGGGTGAGAGTTCATTAAATCTAATAAATTACTGAACTCAGATTTAACAGCGGATTTTGAGTTAAAATAAACCCACTTTTTTGTAGTTGGATCTAGCTTAATTCTAATTTGATCCGGGTTATCACTAGGTCCAAATTTAAAAATTTTAGCCTCTTGACCCGAAACATTAGGTGGTTCCTGGGCTCCTATAATCACCCCTTCCGCTATAGCATCTTCTTGTGCTTGTATCATCGCTTGTACGGTTTCAGGTTTTTTGTATCTAGAATCCAAATTATTCGGATTATTTGAGTTGTTTAATTTTGTATCATATCTTGCTTTACCCGCTAATGCTGCATCCTTATACGCTTGAATAATCATATCAGTAGCTTGAGACTTAAGGCCTTCTATTTTATCATTTAATGTACCGTCTTTTTTTGCCGTAATATATGCATCGCTAATTTCTTTCATGCGAATTTCTTCTAACTCAGCGGGTATATCTAATAAAAAAGCTCCAAATGCGTCGTTATCTTTAAATGCATTATTTAATGCTATCCTTTCAGCATTTTCTTCACGAGTTGTCATTGCATAGTTGTGGCTATCATAAAACACGGCTTTTTCTGCAACTTTACCCGGTAGCTCACTTACACCTATTGGATTTTTTAAAGAATCATATCTAGTGCCATTAAAAATTAAATGGCCACCATTTATTGTTACGCTTTGTACTCCGCTGTCTTGAAGTCCATATATGTTTTTATATAACGAAAAGTCGTTTACTAAAGAGTATTGATCTGATTGAATACCGTTGGTAATATTAACTTTTTCTTGGTTATATGTAGCTACTTCTTTAGCTAATGTTTGAAATTCTCTATTTATTTCATTCATACGGTCTACAGCATTTTTATATTCCATAGACGACGGGTCTTTTGTCTTAGCTACTAAATTTGCTAGCTCCGCATATTCATTTTTACCAGTGGTAAGTGTTTCTCTTACTGCAGCCTCCATTTCGGGAGACATAGATGTAAAATCAATATCTGTCTTTAAATTACCTAACCACTCTTTAACCTCATTTTGTTGAGCTTTTCTTTCTGCTTCAAATTCAGATGTAGCTGCACCAAAAGTTTTCATAAATTCTGCAGCATAGTCACCAGGTATCTGAGACTGTGCTAGTGCTGCTGAAGCACCGATTAAGCCAGATTGTGCTGTATTTTGCTTAGCCATTATTTATTATATATGACGGTTGATAATTAGAGTTATAGATTTTTTCTTCATCTTTATATGGCCAATATATTTTTGAATAAACTTGATCCATACCCTCGTAATTATTAGTACTTGTATTAGTATTTGTGTTTGTAGGCTCGTAATTTTTATAAGCCTCTAAGCCAGCTGCAGCAATATTACCAACACCACCTGCTATTTGACCAAATGCTTGTCGTTGAGCTACATTAGCGCCAGCTAACTGGTTCATTGACATACCTAACTCGGTAGAGCGCATTGAAGCTTCTAATTTTCTAGCCTGCTCAGCGCCTTTTAATTCTAATCCCATTATCTGCATTTCACCTTTAGCAGCTAAACCTTGATTTCTTGCTTCTTGTTGCCCAATTTGTGCCGCAGTAGCTTGTATGTTTCTAGCTTGCTGGTTAGCAATAGATTGTGCAAAAGCAGATATACCAGAAGACCCAGCTGCACCTCTTAAATTAGCAGTAATGTCCGCTAATCCCTGTTGTTGCTGCTCTGCTTGAAATTGAAACTGTTGTTGATTTACAGTAAGATCTTCGTATGGATTTTGTAGGTTTTGCGCTAGATTTGAAGTATCCTGAGTTCTATATGAAGCTAATGAGCGATCATATTCAGATTGAGCTTCTCGGCGACGCTGCGCTGCTTGAAAACTATTTACAGCGCCTAAGCCTAACTGAGCTAAACCTTGTATTGCATAAATTTCTGGCGTCATATTAAATTGTTTTATAAATTATTATTACGTATTATTCACTGCTTATAAAGACTTCAGAGCCTATGCCAAACAGCTCCATTCTTTGATTAGTATTACCTGTAGAGAACTTAACATCCGCATAGTACCCTATAAGACCAGAGGTATTTACAGTTTGGTTTTTAGAAACAAAAGTAAATGCCGATGTGTTTATTATTGTCCCTGCGGGTAATATACTATTACGCACACTAATTGTTTTTGGTAATGTATTTAAATTTATATCTGAAATAACAGCTATTTCTTTTATAGTATTGCCCTCTTGGTAAAATAGCCTATCACCTATAGAAATAGCGTTGTCAACGTCTATGTTATAATTAAATACATCCGTACCACCGGTTATTTCTGTTTGTTCAGATAATAAACCAACACCTAATATAGATAAACTTTTAAAATCTATATCACCAGCACCTGAATTATTATCCCAAGTGTCGTCTGTACCTTTAATGTAATTTTGATATAAATTTTCACGTTCAATAAAAGTTAATGCCGATGTGCCTTTTTCTTGGTCTGTTATAATTTCAGCTGTCCATTCAGCGTCTCCTTGGTATTCTAAAGTTTTAAAGTTTTTAATAGCGGCAGGCATGTCATTTAAAACTGCAGTAATAGATGAAGACTCTTGCGCACCATACATATGATTTCTACTTGTACCATTATGGCTATATAACTCGCCATTTTTAAAAGTATAATATATATTGTTTAAAGATATTCCACTGTATTGAGGTACCCAACTTGTTCTAGTTACCCAACCATTTACGGTTTCGCTAAATAAAACCTGCTCACCTTGGACTTTAGCATGGTAGGTATTTGTATATTCATCATAGCCGCCAAATATCTTATTGCTCACCTGGGCTGTCCATTCGTCTCTAAAATAATCTTTTAACCCTTTATCTGATATAACCGTTAAACCGTCTGCAGAAAGCCTTAAAACAGCTCTACGCTTCCTATCACAAAAATACGATCTAAACCCAAATGACGCAAATGACTCTGGTTGTGTAGATATACCGTACTCACCAGCAAAAGGTATTGCCTGACCTAAAACATTTTTTGTAGCTGTTAGATTGGTATTGCCGTCCGCATTAAATAATGCATCTTTATTAGCGAGTATTTTAAATACCTTGTCTTCACATAAAGCAATTAAATCGCCGCGTGCTGCCGCACCACGAGCTGATAGCTTCTGTATTGTACCATGTATTGGATTAAGGTCTTTAGTAATATCTTGAGCTATTAAAAACTGATTAGATTCATTAATACCCGATCTAGAGTTTATAATCCCACTAAATATCATTCCAGAACCTCTTCTTTCTTCTCTATAAGGCTCTTCTATAGTAGAGCTTACTCTTACTCCATTTCCAATAACGGGTGCGTTAAAATCATCTCTAATACGATTTGATTCAACACCATTACCGAAAGAATATGTATTAAAAAAGTTTAATGTTTGGTTTGTTGTTAAATTTGCATTATTAGTACCTAGTGCTATGGCGTCTGTAGCTTCGTAGTATAAATCCAAATCAGCAAGCTCTAAGGGTTCTGTTTCAAAAATTGCTGGATTTGTAGATGACAAAAATTCTTGATCAGTACCTAATTCTTTTTCCCTTAAAAGCTGTATTCCTGTTAATTGTGCCGCGGTAGGAGTACCACTATATTGTGAATCCGAAAAGTTTTTATCTAACTGTACAGTTAACATATTTCCAAGTATACCGGATATAGTACTTTGATAAGTTACTTGTGTAATATTTACTATTCTATATTCTTTAGCACTAATGTCAGTGTCAGAAGTATATCTAAATTTAATATAATTACCATTTGCTAAAGTTGTAAAAAAAGTTATATAGTCGTCTTCTTCTGATGGATAAGGACTAGTTCCTGAAATATCTGCAATAAATATTCTAAAAAAGCTAGAATTAGCTTGAGGTAGTAAAGGGTCGTAAGTAGCGCTAGCGGGAGCTGTAGCATCGTCCCACATTACGGTTATTTGATCGTCGGTAAGATTTGTATTATCCGGGTCAACAAGTAGTGTTAATTCAGTTTCTAAAGAAGCTGCCGTAGAAGAAAATGCTGATTTAATATTATCTTTAAAATTAGCTGAAGGTGCTATTTTTACAAAAAATCTTCCTTGAAATTCAGGCAGGGCTCTATCTTCTTTTCTAAATATTGTAGCTCTAAAATCTTGTTCATCACTTAAATTCGCTAACCAATTATCTTGTTGCTTAAAAGCTTGAGTAAAAGAAATTTCATATAATGCATATTGAGTATTAGATATATCTTTTACATAACCAGTTGGCCCGCCTTGTTTTATTTCATATATATAAGAATCGCCGGATCCATACTTATTACTAAATTGTATTAAGTTTCCTTTTTTAAATCCATCATAAAAATTAACATTTCCAGCTGTTGTTTCATCTGTATCTGGTAATCTAGGTGGTCCCCAAAATCTAACTCTTTGATCACCTACTTCAAAACCTAAACCACCTAAGACTTCAGTAAGACAATTACCTACCGCAAAAGCTGTAGGTACCTTTTTTAAATAGTCAGGTGCTTCGTTTTCAATAGCAAGTATTTTATTCTTATTATTTAAAGTTACCGGCGTATTGTTGTCATGTTGCTTTTTAAGTGTAATATATTGCCCCTCTTGTAATTTATTTCTTTCAGCAGAAGGAAAGCTTAACCAAATGCCACCATCAGCAGCTTCATAATATCTATCTAAAGCAATATTATAATATTCACTACTTGGATCTTTTACATAATATTTAAACTTACTTATGCCAGTGGGTATTGAAAAATTTGACAAACTAGCAACTAAAGAATTTGAATTATTTGATTTATCACCGTTTATAGTAACAGCACCCCCACCAGAAGTAAATACAGGTGATTCGCGACCATAGTCATCAATAAAAGTTATACCAATTTGATATTCTCTATCTGATTTTACAGATTCTTCTCCAAAATTACCTGCAGCATGTGTACTAGAAGAAACGCTACTTGTAATTCTAATATCGCTATTATTAATATTGTAGTTTTCTAAATAATTACCGTAAACTACTCTATTGCTTATTATTTCTTGAGCTTTTGCTTTTTTAGGTACATTATCATATAAACGCAATAATTGAGCACTATCAATTACTCTACCTAAAGTTCCAGAAGTAATATCAAAAGGTAAGATAGCGGGTTGCACAGTAGTAGTATTATCGTGATCAAAAGAATGTATTAAATATACATTGTTTGATCTAGCACCTTTATATAATAACTCTACCTCAATAACATCACTAGGTCTATCAGGCATATTAGATAGTGTTATTTTTCTAATAACACTTTCCATACCGATGTTATTACCATCTCTACTCAAATACTCAAATTCCCCTGGTACAAACGCTACTTTTGAAAACGGTGCGTAAGGCGAATATTCACCATCTATAAACTTATATCTATAAGTAAACCTTGGAAAGTCATTTTTAAATATAGGGTCGTCTTCTATAAGTAATAATTCCCAATCTATTGCTTGATTAGGTATATCCTCTGATATAGAATTTATAAGTATGTCAATGTCTGAAGCGCTAGTATAAGTATCTATCTCACCTCTAATTTCGTAATTATCTCTTGAGCCGTCTTCGTTATCTATGTACCCGGAAATAATAAAATCAGTGCTAGCATTCCCGCTCCAGTTAATATTTTGATCAAAAGCAACGTTAGGCACGTCACCTACAGCAACGTTATAAAAATTATGAGTTAACGTGACCGGCGTAATACCGGTACCCGCACCTGAATATATAGAAGGATATGCTGTAACAGTTAAAGCCTGATCTGGTGCTTTTCTAATAACTGTAATATCATCTTCAATAAAAAGCCTTATTTGCAATACTGGATTTGGCGGTGGTGTTGATGGTCTGTATACCTGCGTAGTAGCATTTAAACTAGTTGTATTTCCAGTGCTACCTGCTTTAAAAGTTTCAATATTAATCTTACGCGGCTCATTAAGGTCATCCGTCCAAAAAAGCATACCGTCAATAATATTAATACCTGTAACAAGATAATTAACATTAAAGTTTAATATAGGGTCACCGGTTTCGCCGCCGTCTCTAGCATCTACAATTACAGGTGCAACCTCATTACTATCTTCATCATATTCTAGTATTGCGTCTACATTGCTAGCGGATGAGGTAATAAACCAGTATATTTTATTATTCTGTGTGTCTCTTGCTGCACCAATAACTACTGGCGATACTAAACCAAATTGGTTGCTCCACGTTTGATTGCCAGGTGCATTAACAAGTTTAGTATTACTAAGCATGTTTTCAACAGCCCCTACATCGCTACCTTCAGAAGTACTTATCTGTATGTTCTGAGCATCTCTATATTCGCCCTTAGGAACCAACCTCTCATCGAGGTCTTTGTTCATACGGCCTTTTAAAAAGTTTCTTGTTAGTTTTGGCATGTGTTAGTGTTTAATCCACTTAGACTGATTTCTCATTACCTGCGCTAGCTCAGCTATCTTCAGATTAGATAAGCGTAGCTTAGCGTTTCTTTTTGCTGCCCTTAGCTCTTTCTTATAACGAGCTATTTGATATTCTGGAACATTTGCTCTAGTATTAAGTATTGCATGTGCCATGTATTTATACATTGCTTCTTCTGCAAACTTATGTACTTTCATTTCTTCATCGGTAGCTAAACCATCACTTATATATTTAAGTGTAATAATTTGTCCTGATAAATTAGAACTAAATCTAGCAACCCCTTTTAGTTGGTCAATATAAAATACACCATTGCCTTGCGTTCTTTCTGGGTCTATACCGTATCGGTTACCGTATCGGTACAATTCAAATATATCAGCATCGCTTAGATTAGATTTATCTGAAATATCAGCACCTGTATTTGCATTTTTAAAATTAATTACTGTTGAAGACTCTTCGGCTTCAAGTAATATACCATTAGAATCAAAAGTGTAATTAAAATTTGAGTCTTGCAAAGGCGCCACAGCATTGCCTGTATCTCTAGTAGGGTATATTATATGTTGTATACCAGCGTTATCTGTCCAAGAAAAGTTAATATAATTAACATAGTCTTGAGGCAAAGTCATTGTTAACGCGGGGCCTAAGTCTATTTCTATAGCTTTTGTAGAAGGTAATGTGTCAAAGCTAAATTCTTGAATAGCCCGTTGTGCATGAAAACCTACGTCAGTACGCTTAGCTTTAGGTATAAGCTTACCTTCACCAACATAAGCAACCATAAAATTGTTTACAATATCTTTTATAGTAATAAATTGGTAACTCCCATAATCACTACCACTGTAATAAGTCGATGCATTTTCGTTTAGTAGACCCATCTATTATGCTTTTTCTTGTTGTACTTTTTGATTTTCTAACCCACCACCGATCTGTATAAGGCTTGGGTCTTTTAATGCTATACCCGCAAGCTCTATAATCTTATATATTAATTCAGTTTCTTCAGAACTATGCAGCTCAAAGTTCTGCAAATCAACACCACTACTGTTGTATACAGGTGCGCCAGCAACAATTGTATATGTCCATTTTACATCTGCAGGCTTTTTAATATAATCAACAACCACATTAGTTACTGCAGACAAAGGTGTAGCAGAAGTATAAACATAGTAACCGCCATCTTCTTCGTAATACATTGGGCGATCAGCAGTTGGTGTAGCTAAGGGTGATAATAATATGTCTTTAGCTTCTTTTTTTGTTACCTTATCTGCTTCTGCGTTTGATACGTAAATAGAAGATAATCTATATAAATCGTTAGAAGTAAGTGTTATTTTGTTTGAAGCAATACTTAAATCTGCAGCAGCTTTACTTTTTTGAAATAAAGCTATCTTTTCCTGTAACATACTAACCATATCAGCGTGACCGGTATCATTACCAGGTATACGCATGAATTGATTTAGGTCATAAAAATATTGCTCAAATATATCCATCTGAGCAATGTTCGCCATATATTCAAACTCGTTTGGCGGTAAATATCCTCGTTTCTCTTTATTGAGTACGGCTAATACTTTTTGATATACAGTGTTTACACTTACACTCATAGTTTTATATATTAAAAAAAATAGGGATCGTTTGCACGACCCCTACTTTATGACTTAAAGTCGTTTTTCAATCGCATTCAAAACTTCCATACCTTCATCTGTTTTGAAGTAGGCAGCAAGCGCTGAATAAGGATGTTCATCAAAAGGAACGGTCATTAATTTACGACCAGTATTCCCGTAAGAGAATGTTCTATTGTCTGCTGATAAATTAATAACTCCTAATTCCGTAGCTTTTATACCGATGTTACGCAAATGTACGTTGTCGTCATTTGCTAGTTCTAAGAACAAACCAGGTTCATTCTTAGCGAATACAAGTAAATCGCGTTTAAGCTCCTTAGAACTCATTGTAGATACCGCAGATCCTATTTCTGCACGCAAAATTGCTTCTGCTTGGTCAATATCCATTGCAACCGCGGTGTTCATCGCTTCTAATTCAAGCTCAATAGAATGCACTTGGTCTTCAGCAATGGCTTCAGGTTTATGCTCTTTAATTTTACCTGTTAATGTATATGGGTGATACAACGATAAAAATTTTTGTAAAGCTACCTGCTCTTTTGGTACATACAGTTTGCCATTTTCAAAAATAATTCTTCCTAATGTTGATGTACCTTCTTGCTCATCTACAAAAGGTGTTTTTTGGTTTGTAGCATAACGTAGTTCGCGCTGGTAACCTTTTTCTTTGTCAAACCAAAGCATAGGTCTTTTAGCAGTATGCATTGAAGGTATAGACCATATTAAAGGTGTCTTATTACCTGTCATTTCATATAAGCGGTCTTTATATTCCCACTTGGGTTCTACAGATGCTGTTAATGGTTTATCGGCATTTTCAAATGATACTACCGGTGCCTCTACAGGCATTTCTTTTTTTGGTGCAGCCTTTTTAGCTGCAGGTTTTTTAGCTGTTGCCATGATATAATATAATTAAATAAAAGAAAAATAAAGCCCCCGGCCGAAGCCGAGGACCATATTAAATATAAGCTATTACGCTTTCAACAATACAAAATTGTTAGCTGCTTGTACACAAAGTGCACGCTCAGACAAGAAGTGAACGTTCATTGCATCTTCGTCACTAGTGTAGTTGCCACCAACTGAACCAGTAACCCAAGACTTCATGCGACGATCATCAACCTCGTTAGCGCGGTAACGTACGTGCAAGAATGGACGTGCAACGTTTTTACCTAAGTTTTCATCGTAAACCGTAGAAGTACCTGCTGGAACCAATACGCCATCGATGTCACCAATAAGGCCACGAGTAGTTGCATCGTTCAAGTATTTCCAGTCGGTTTTGTAGAAGTCGTAAGAACCGCGACGGAAACCAGAGAATCCTAAGTTCAATGCCATATCTTCTTCGTTATTAAATACACCGAAAGAAGTACCACCAGCACCGTAAGAATTTTGAGCTGCAAGCATGTTGTCAATCTCTAAAGATGTAGAACGATCTAAGAACATCATGTTTTCTTCAATAGCACCTTGCTTGTCTAATTGTGCTAGAATGTCGTCAAATTGACTTAAACCACCAGCGCCATCAAAATCAGCACCTGAATAAACAAGACCGCGATTTTCAATAGCTTCAAACATACCCTCAGTACCATCAAGAGATGTTGTACCAGAAGCGCCTTTTTTCTCAGCTTCAACCATAGACATTTCTAGGTAGTCTTCAAAACGTAAACGAGACTCGTGCTCAGACTTCAAGTACCATAGGTAACCAGAAGTACCAGCTTCAGAAGTAACTTCAATCCAACCAATTTGAGCTACATCAGAACCAGCAACGCTGTATTTATCACGTAGAATAATTGGTTTATTATTGAAAGTTTGAAAGTTAGCATCACGAGAAATTCCAACGCTTTCAGAACCCTTAGCATATTCAGAACCGAATACAAATCCAGATACAGTTGTTCCAAGCCCACTTAAATCAGCAGCGCCGTAGACTTGTACTTTAACAACAGCACCAGCCGCTTCAGTAGAAACTAGTACTTTAGCAACTGCATTAGTGCTATCAGCTAAAACTAAAGTCATTCCTTTAGCTAACAAATCAGCTTCAGCGCTTGTACCAAAAGTTAAAGTAACCTCACTATTCGCTCCACTAGCACTTTGTCCATTAGTAACGCCGCTAAATGCGAGGTGCAAACGTCCTTGTTCTGACCAAATAATTTGATCTGAAGCTACTGGCATTTCTGCACTTACCATACGTAAGAAACCGCCTACAGTACGTTTACCGTAACGCTCAATTTCTTTTTCATATACCTCAGGAAGGTATTGTTGTGACCACTGGCTAAAGCTAGTGTCAGCAAAGTTTATATAATTTGACGCATCCGGAGTTTTAGTTGGACGCGGTGTTAGTGACGCTGGGAATGCGCCTCCACTCATTGTTGCCATTATTATAAATTTTTAATGGATTATTATTTATTAAATCTAACCTTAAGCTTAGAAGCGCTTTCTCCACTATCAACTGCACGTACAGTCCAGCCGTTAGATGTAGTAACTTTCTCATGCACCCCTCTCGGGTCCATATCTACATTCTTGGCTTTAGCCATACTTGATTTAAGAGCATCGGAGCGACCTTGCTCATAAAAATGTTGTGCAACTTGATCTGCGTTCATTGCTGTAAACAGAGATTTGTGATAACCCTTAGCATCTGACATCTCACCCTTTTCGTTCAAGAACTTCTTAATAAAATTGTTAATGTCGCCTTGGGTCTCTTTAACCTCACTAGCATTCTTTACTTTAAAGCGGTATTTCTTTTCGCCGACGTTAAAATCGAAACCTTCGAATTTGTCGTTAAAAACTTTAGCACTTTCTTGCTTAAAACGCGTAGTTTGTCTTTCTGCAACTTTAGCAGCTTCCTCACTTTCTTTATTATAACGATTGAAAAATTCAACCGCTTTTTGCTGTTCAGGATTCAAACGTGATCCTGCTTTAATTTCTTCGTAGTATTTAGACTTAAGTCCGTCTAAATAATTTTTAGCATTTGCTAATGCTTGTTTACGCTCTACCTTTTTACGTCGCACTTCACGCTCGTCGTCAATGTCTTCATCGTATGAAAACTTGTCTTCCATCATAAAGTCGATGTCCTCATTATCTAAATGTGGGTTCGTACTTTGGTAGTATTCACGAAGTAATTGTTCTTCGTTTAACGCACTGTAATCTGTATTAAGGCGAACGTAGTCTTCTAGCGTTCCACCTGTTTCATTCATAAAGTCTACAACCTTTTGAATGTTTTCAGGTAATTCAGCACCAGACTCTTTTGCTTCTTCAATTGCCTCAGCAACTTCTTCTTGAAGCTCTTCAGCAGCCTCTTCAACTTCTTCTTCTGTAATTTCCTGTAGTACAGGCTCTTCTTCTGCAACCTCTTGAGCAGGCTCTTCAGTCTCTTCTGTTACTACTTGCTCTTCTTCGGTGTCCCGTACTTCTTCAACCACTTCTTGGCTACTTTCTTCGTTTCCGGGTTCTTCGACAGCAGCATCGCTGTCATCTGTGCTTTGCTCTTGAATGGCATTTTTACTGAAGTCTACTTTAATTGTACCATCATCATCTATGCTGGTAGCTGGTTTAAATTCTTCACTCATGATAAAATATTATATAATTATATATGGTTATTATTACTTAGGTTCGAAGGTTCCTAAACCAAATCCACCGCCAATGATGTCATTTCCAGCAGATTCAAAGTTTTTAGGACCTGTTTGCTTCTGTCTTTGCTCTATTAATTCGCTTTGTTGAGAAGCTTGTAATTTGGTTCTTTCGTCTTTACGGTCTTCCTTTTGTTTCTCTTTTGTCTTTTGTCCTTCAACCTCAATACCCTTAAGTTGCATATTGTAGTTGAATTCAAGTGCCATAAGTTCTTTCTTAGCCGCAACCTCTGCTTGCATTTTTTGTTGTTCCATCTGTCCTTTAAGCTGCTCTAGCTGTGCTTTTGTTTGGAACAACGCTTGGTCTTTCTGTACTTCCGCTTGTGCCGCAACTTGTTGTGCCTGTGCATTTGCTTGCGCTTGTGCTTGGATATTTTGCTGCTGCATCATTTGATCACGCTCCAGCTTTTTCTTGCGGCGTAACTTTAATAGTTGATTGGCTAGCTTAATATTTCTAACTTCACGAATATCTATTGCATCGTCTAAATCAATCAAACCTGCAGAAAGTGCGGTCTGTATATTGTTTTCTAATAATGCTTTTTCTTCTTCGTCTGGCGCTAGTTCTAAGAATATACCAAAATCGTATAAGTGTAATTCTTTAAGCTCTTCAAGTGTAGCTACATTAAATCCACCAATTTTCTGTATAAATGCCTCTTTAGAGCTGCTGTATTCTAAAACATCTGAAATACGTAGTGATAAAGCTTCCGCGGTTTCAGCAGTTAAGAATAAACCTGCATCAAGTATGTGTCTTGTAGCTGTATTTGAATTTGCGGCCGCTAGTTTTTGTACACCAACTAATGCTCTTGAATCAGGTGTAGAACCGTCACGCGCTTCATTAAGACCCGTAACATCGCGAATCATCTGCAAGTAATAGTTATACGTCTGTATAAGCGTTTGTAGTTTTTGACCACCCGCACCTGTTTGTAAAGGCTGTATAGGCACTTTACCAGGATTCATATCACCCTCTTGCGTAAATGAGCGCCCAATAACAGAACCTGTTTGGAAGAACATGTTAAGCGCTTCCTGCGGATTGTAGTTTGTACCGTTACCTAAATCAATTTCAGCTAAACCGTCAGCATCCATATAAACACCATCAGGCATCATTTTAGATAATACCTGCTGCATTTTTAAATGCGTAAGCTGAATCATATCAGCAAAACCGGTACAACGGCTTACAATAGATTCAATCTTACCTTTGTACATACGTGGGGCTACGATGTTGTAATTCATTTTCACCTTGGTATAATCGCTTTTAGGACGCAACATATTTTTAGCCACCTCCCACTTAAGCAGATGCTTAGTGCCTAATACTAATGCACCTTCATATAAAACTTCTAGCGACTGCGATAACTTGCCAAACTCTTCACTGTCTGCTGGTGGGTTGTACTGGTCGTCTCTTTCAATCGCTTTTTCAGCACCTGTTGCAGTCTTCTTAGTTTTATAAACTTCGTTCATGTAAGTTTTGTAATTAAAATACAAAATTTGAACGTTATTACTATCTCTATATGTATCCTGTGTATTACCTGTTGTAGCGTAGCCACGATGCGTTTTAGAGTTTTGCTGTTGTATTTTCTCTAGCTCTTCGTTTGTTAAATCAGGGAATTGCTTTTTAAGCTCATTAATAGGCACCCACTTAACTTCACCTACATAATATATATCTTCAAAATACGGTGATTCAGTATATGAATAAACCAAATTAGCAGGGTCAACGTAATCTATTTTAATACCTTCTGACTTGTTAAAAGTATTTTTAACTGCGCCAATGCCTAATGTGGTAATATCTTGGTATACTCTTTTCTTAATTAAATTGTATTTGTTTCCGTCAAGTAAAGTATTTATTGCAACCTCTTCAGCTACTTCAATGCCCTGCTTATAACTAAGCTGCATGTGAAGCTCTAGCTCTTCTTTTGATTCCGGTAAAGCCGTGGGGTCGTTCTCATAAAGATTAATACCGAAAGCTTCTTGAGCATAGTCGTTAATCTCTTTGGTTTGCATATCACGAATAATAGAGTTCATGTACTCTGTACGTTTTGAAACACCAAACGGATCTTGTGAATATGCTTTTATATCAAATGCTCTATCGGCAATACCATTAACTACAATATCTACAAACTTAGATAATATAGGTACAGGCTTCCAGTCTAAATTAAGATAAGACAAATCACCATTTATTGATAATTCATCTTTATACTTTTGAATGCTTTGCTCGCCTCTTGCGTATAATCTTAAATTGTGAAATGAGCTTTGGTTGCTTTGGTAGCGAATTGCTCCAGAGTTGCTTGAAAACCACTCTTGCTCAATCGCACGTCCTACCTTTAAGCCATATTCCGTAGACAGCTTTTCTTGGTCTGAAGCTACCTGGCTTGGGAAGAAACTATTTACAACTGAATTAGCCATATCTTATTTTATTATTTTTGAAGTAAAACCATCTTGATTATATCGAGCAATCTTAAGGTTTAATTTTGTTTTTTGTTGTTGTCCGACGGGTCTGTATAAATCTTTGTGGCAAGCCATAATAGCGAGGCCAGAACTAATAGCGGCATCATATTTTGTTCGGTTATTTATGTCAAATTTAGACCAATCGTTTAAAGTCTCGTTAAAGTACATGGTTCCATACTCCCCTTCTGCTATTTGTCCGACATGCTCGTTTATGTACATCTCTATTGCAGCTGCATGTGATTGTTTCATATCCATGCTTGAGTTTGGTATACCACCTATTTCTTTTTCAGTTACGGAAAGCTTATTCCATAATCTGTCAGGTCGGTTCATCGAATAACCCCTGTACCCTCTTCTTTTAAAATGGTAGAGTAATCTAGGTTTGTTATTCTCAGCAAGTATAGGCATTCCGTAAAAGACACATGCCATAAGCACATCTTCGAAAAATATCTCTGCTGTCTGAGGCCTAGCAATGTATTCTAAAAAAAATGTACTAGGTGGTGCATCTTCCATTGTGAATTTTGTTAATCCGTGTAATGCACCTTTAGAGCCCCTGCCGTCAGTCGTTCCTGAAATATCGTAACTATCACAACCAAATGCACCAATATGTTCATTAGCTGGATATTTAACACCGTTTTTACTTATATGCTTGTTCTGCAAATGTGTACCTGGTATCCAAGATACTTTAAATCTACCTTGTGGGCTAGGTGTAAACACTACATTTGTGTCTGGTACACCGTTAACCCATTGAAAATTACCCTGCGTTATAGTATTAGTATTACGTAGATCCTGGTTATAATCAATCTGTTCGTAGATTTTTGCTAAGTTAAAGATGCTATTTTTAGTTTCATCTCTAAATGCGTGGTCTTCTGTACGCGGGAACTGCCTGTAGTATTCGTTTAAAGCATCCTGGTCTTGTTTAAGGCCATCAACTTCATTTTCCCAGTAATCTATAACCCCTTGTTCAATAACGTCACCAAACGGGTCCAAAACCTCTCCATCAGGATTATTAAATACGGGCTGCCCGTACTCATCAATAAATCCTTCGTAGTTCCATTCCATCGGGATGAATAATGAATACAGTCCGGATTTAGTTTGTCCATTAGAGTTTCTTTTAATTACGTTTGAATCGTTATATAATTTTTTAAAGTTATCACCGCCTTTATCTAAAGCGTTCGATGTTGAACCCATTAAACACTTACCAATAATACGTGCACCAAGTCTTAACGTTGTTTTTGTAACTCGCCAATTGTTAAGGATGTTGTCTGGTCTTTCCCATTTACCACTTTCGTCGTGGACAAGTAGTTTAAGCTTTTCTCCATCGTAAGAGTTGTCACCAGTGTTTTTCCAGTCAATTGTTGTATCAAGTCCTTCAAGCTCTATTTGTTTTTCCTGCGATTGTATGGATTTCCTAGTGAGCTTAGAAGCCGGAACTCTATAAGCAAGTTCGGTTTTTGGCCGATCCATACCGTCCTGGATAGGTTTGAAGAAAAACGG